CTCAGGATTTCTAAACGTTAAGATACCAAGTAAGTATGCGTAGTAGTCAGTGTTAGCAAAGTCTTGAGTATTGTTAGCAACTGTTATTCTCTTAAATAAACCTTGACCTGTAGCATTAGGATATCTTGTAGAAGACGATGCTCCCGCTAAGAATCCTGATTGACCTAATTGGAATCTATCTTGATTTGTTCTAAACTCTCTATAGATATCCCATCCATCAAATCCACCCGCAAAACATAAAGTATATTTTCTTGAGTAAATGAAGTAGTATGGGTTTTCTTGTGTTTCTGGGTCAGTTCTAAATTCTGCAGTACCACATTCAAACGCTGTTTGACCACTTGTTAATGAACTATTTGAAATAGTAACAACTGTAGCTCCTGAGTCCATGTGGAAACCTTTACTTACATAATTCCAAGCAGCTCCTTCAATTGGTTGAGGTGCTACAACCCAAGATTGTGGGTTTTGTCTACCTTTATAAGTTAAGAATGATTCATCAATACCATATTGTGTTGAGAAACCTAAGTAAGTTCTTCTAACAATATCTCCCGGAGATTCAACTAAATTTGAACCACCTGTTGCAGCCCCAAATGGTGGGTTTGCAATTGTTTCACCAGGGAAAAAATATTTTGTTTTGAATTTTGGAACCGGAGATGGGTTTAAAACTGTATCATATTCTCTTTGAGTATAACCTTCAAATCCACAAGGAAGTGCATCTATTGGTGCCTCGTCAGCCATCTCAATCATTACATATTTTGAAAGTAATGCATACTCACCATTAGTTGTACCAATTTTCTTAGCAACAAAGTTGTTAGAGAATGGGTCCATATTACAATTAGTGAATTTCTCAATAACAACTGGATTAGAATCTGTGTCAAAGAAATTTCTTACTAACACATCAAATGTCATATTATTGAATGATAAGTTAGCGATTGACACTTTAACCTCTAAATTCGCAGCGTCTCCATCAGAAATCGAAACAAATTTAAATAATTTATAAACTTTATTACCTCTTAATTCAGATACCAAAAATGGTGTAACCGGTGATTGATATTGACCAACACTGTATGCAATTGATGAAGGATTTTCACTTCTCGCACCTGGTAATGCAACCAATTCAGGATTAATACCTCTAATATAACCTTGGTTATAAGCGTAAGCCAATGACCCAGGATAAATTTCTTCAACAAATAAAGGAACTTCATTTCTTGATTTTCCAAAATTATCAACACCTAATACTTTAGTGATGAATTTTGAAGATGCTGCTGATAAGTTAGTTTCGAATGTGAAATTATCACCATCTTTAGTAACACCTGATAATCCAAATGATGCATAAGGGTTTTTATCTATACTTGAATATTGGTCAGTGTTTAACAATAACACATTATTTTCGTCATTTACTTCATAAACCGGTCCGTGATTATCACTAGTTGAACTATTAACATATAATGATAGACCTCTTGAACGAAGTGTTGCTACAACCATGTTGTTATATTCAGTATATGCGGTACCAATAAAAGTATAATACTCACCTGAGATTGTTCCCGAAAAACTATCACTTACTCCTGCAACAATTGAATCAAACACATAATCAAATGAATAACCTGTGTAGGCGTTTCCTGTATAGTTATTAAAGTTTGCATAGAACCAAGAATCATTTTCACCTGCAGATAAATCATTATCCGCTAAATCAACACTATCAACACCATATGCATTTACCACCGCACCATATTGGTCAATTAAATTCCAATAATCAAGTTCCGGAACAGGTCCGTAAGCAACCGCGGTAGTCGCAGATAATGATGGGTCTCCAACAATACTTAATATTGTATTTGTAATATCATTATCATATGTAGAAGTACTACCATCAGATAATCTATATTGTGTGTTAAAGTTTGCCTGAACCGCTGCCGGGAATGAACCACTAATAAAATTAACGGTACCCGCACTTGTTGAACCTGTAAAAGATACAGACCAAGAAGTTGCTCCGGTTGGGTTTTGGATTACTGTTGTAGGGTCTACGTTAGCAGTAACTCTAATACTCCAAGATGGACCTGCATCATATCCCGATAAACCTAAGATTCTTGTAACAAACAATTGATACGATTGTTGCAAGTAAGATTTAGCGATGTATGACGCTTCATATTTAGGGATTTGTGTGTTAACAAATTTGGTTGGTTCTGTTCCTCCGAAAAAGGCTTGGAATTCGTCGTAGTTTGTTATAAATACCGGTTCAAATGCAGGACCTTTCAAAGTCTCACCAACTAAACCTAGGGTAGTAACACCCACACTTTGTGCTACGAATGATAAGTCAGTTTCAGAAGTGTACACACCCGGTGAAACGAAAACTTTTTGATTTGCTTGTGCTGTTGCCATTATCTAATTATTCTATTGCAGATTTATTTTATAGATAAATATTCGATAAAATATCAAAAAACTTTACTTTTAGATATGTATTTGTAAAGAGTATGAATTAATTCTACCTTTTTTCTACCTATGAAACAGACAAAAGAAATCAAGAATATTAAAATTGACCCCGCCATCCACGAGATACTGAAAAAGTACTGTGAAAAGCGAGGATTAAAAATTTATAAGTTTTTGGAAAAATTAATCGTAGAAACCTGTAAAGAGAAGAAAGATATCTACGGAGAAGATTAAACTAATATGTTATCGAACTGTATTGACGACTCTTTTGTCTCATCAGTTTTAACCACATCTATTCGTAAAACATCGTTAGTAGTTATCTGAATATTTTGAACATCGGTACCAAAATAATCACCATTAATGTAAACATCAAAAGATTCAACATTAGACCAAGTTCCAAAAGAAAGATTTGCTGTGTAAGCAACAATATCACTTAAAGTATCGTTCCCAACAACAAACAAATAATTCTCTAAAAATTCATTTGGATTTTCTAATGTTTTATTTTTCTTCCCTACATTTCCAGCACCTGTTAACTCCATAAGTTGAGTAACCCTTGCAATTGCCGGTTTAACTTCAAACTCTTCTTCGTCTATCAAATAACCTAACATGGTGAAGTCATAACTCTGAACATAATACTTTCTTGAATCTAAACTCATTTGTGATTCATCTGAAACATTATTCATTACAATTGGAACATACTGACCTTTAATAAATGTGTAAGCTTGTCTTGATGAAAACTTTTGCATAATCACTTTATTCAACTGATTAAGTTCTCTCATTCTATTACAAATAATCTTAACACTATAATTGATATCTACGGGAACCGGTTGAGGTATTGTGTAGATATCCATTCCCTGTTCGTTTCCATTCCAAGTTGGAACAGATGCGTAATAGAATTGTTTTCTATCAGGGATTGTATATTGTAATGATGGGTTGGTACCAAACTTAACTTCGGGACTTCTAACTACCGTGATGAAAGGCGGGGATGGGTTATAATCTAAATCCACAAATAAGGCAGTCTCAACGTATTGAGTCCAGTTTTGAGTTGTGATTATAATATCCACCATTGGAACTATTTTCCCTGCGGTGACAACCTCTAAATCATTTTTAACGAAATCTAACATCCCTCTATCTAAATCGGCGTGTAGTACTGATTTAGGAAGATATGTTCCGTCTTTATTAATGTATTCCAATAGTTGTTCCCTACGAGCCGACAATGTCTTCTGTGGGACTAATGGTAATGTTGATATAACTTTCTTTGGTAATGGCATTTTATTTCTTAACTACAAATAATTTATTTTGTGAGTTTATCATATCTACTTCAGTTGCACTATAAATTGGTTCTCCACTTGATTTATAAACAAATGAATCATACTTGTATGGGTTATAGGTAACAATCATATCTGATGACGGGTCCGGAATATTATCACAAGGGTATTCACAGAAATCAATTAAATCACCAATAACAAACGCATGGACATTCTTTGATTTTTCCGAACGAACTCTATCTTTCCCACCTTTTCTAACTCTAAACTCAACATCACCTAATTTAACATAATCAGCATGCATTATAACTTTAGATTTATATGTTACCGAAAAAGTGTGTTTATGAAGGTTATAATAAACCATGACTCTTTTTCCAATATGACTTTCTTCTGAGTTATCGTGTCCACATTTATGACAAATATAAGGGTCGTCACCACCATCAGATAAATCCCATGACCAACCACACTCGTCACAAATTACTTTATCTTTTGTGACAATTTCAAATATTCTTCTTAATTGAGATTCTTTAACTAATACTTTCATTATTAATAATGCGTTGACACCGTATTAACCGGTAAATTAAAATTATCTTTGAACCATTTTTTCATAGGTTCTTCCCAATGTTCATTAAACATAGTATCTAAATGGTCCCCATATTCACCCATAACTTCTAAAATCGGTGCTTGATTTCTAAACGGTTTATGTGATGGGTC